ATATTCTTTCTAAGAAGATTATTGTAAATCAAAGTATCCCACATTCGTACTTGGCCAAATGTATTACTGTAGTTGACTTTACTGAGATATGCAAGTGATACAATCATCTCAAGAAGTTTCATCTTGTTCTCAAGTTGTTCTACCAACTCCACATCCTTGATGTTGTATTCTATGAACTTTTGATAATCGTTCTTATAGAGAAGATGAAGAGAGCCCTGTTCCGAATAGTCCAGTTTACGTTCACCTAATTCAACAAATGCAATATGATCTAATCGATATGATTCTTGATTGATGTATGTAAATTTACGATACATTGCCAGATAGTCAAGAGTTTCTACACCATAGATCTCATATGTCTGTAATTCTTGGCCACCAAGACCAAACATCTTGTACTCTCTAAGTTTTCTCCAAGGAGATAAAAGTTTGTAAGGATTCTTTTTGTCATCAAATAATCTCATTGCACGATTGACAAGATAAGGAATATCGAAGGTATCAATATTCCATCCTGTCATAATATCGGGAGATTCCTTATCCCACATCTCAAAGAACTTTTGAAGCATTGCACGTTCAGAATCGAATCGAAAATAAAAGACATCTTCTCTATCTGTAACAAACTCACCACGGCCAAAGACATAGACTTTCTTTCCAATCTTCATGGTGATTGCAGTTACTTCTTCGTTTGCAGTTTCTACATTTGGAAAACCATTCTCTGAACCAGTTTCAATATCAAGGTAAGCAATACGAATCTGAGAATAATCGTAGTCTATATGTTCTTCTGGAAAGTGTTCTGCAATAAAGGAAAACTCAAACTTATCATTACCATACACATCAAAGTTGTCAATATCATGATATTTGGAAATGAATTCTCGACACTCCTTCATGTTTCCAGGCCGAATCTCTCCAACTGGTTCACCTTGAAGTGTTTTGAATTTGGTTTCCTCTTTGGTAGGTATGTAAAGAGTGGGATGATATTCTATGCGGTCTTTGAATCTCTTGCCGTCATTAGACACACCCCGAAATAATATACTATTACCTATAGTTTGGACATTGGTATAAAAACTCATTTATTATCAAATTGATCAAATTTATGGATTTTAATATAGTTCACTTTTAACTTATCTAACTCATTATAACATATTAGAATGTGTTTGTCAATCCAATTCTTCTTCGAGCTAAATTGATGTAATAGAAACAAAAATTGTAGGTAGATTAACCAGATATATTTCATATTCTCCCCCTAAGAGAGAAGACCCTTTTTGTATTGTGTCTTCCCTTTTACTTTAAGTGCCGTCAAGGTTGACTTACGATTATTTCCATCTTTCTTATATGAACAATGCACCCATCCACTATTTGGATTTTTACCATCGTAAAACTCTAAAATAAGCTGATCAAATTCTAAATTTTTTGCAATCCATCTTGCAAGATCTGGATTGGAAACTCTAGACGATTCAAAATCTGCAGCTTCTCCATTACAATGTTGACTTGTCTTAGATCCGCCAATCTTTGCATTAAGTGCAGGAGAACGATAGCCACTACTTATTCTGATCGGGCCAAATTGTTCTCTTACTGGTTGTAAAATAAAATTACAGAGATTGACCAAGTTGATAACGTGTTCAGTTGTTGGTTCATTTGAAACCCCCATCCGATCTGCCGTTGAACTTTTGATCATCTCAAAATATGAAAAGTTTTTTGTCATGTACATGATTACCCCCTGTTAAGTACTTCTATTTTCTGAGTATTAGGATCGAACTTTAAAGTAACATTAAACTCTAGTGGCATAAATTTACCATCCTTCATTTGTACTGGAAGTTTACCCTCTACTGCACCTTTGAGTGCATCTTTTGCGTTACTGAAAGTATGTGATGGATCATTTTTTACAATTTTATCCAACTCTTTTTTTGCATTGTCTGGAAGTATATCATCTATCATTTTTTCAACGTGTTCTTCTGCAAGATCTTGAGCTTTGTCAACTACTAGCCCAGCAACTACATTGAATAACATTCCTGCAAGTGGTAACATAATTTTCTCCTTCAATTGATTAAAAACAAAAACCCCATCAAAGTATATATTTTTGATGGGGTTTGGAGAATGATTACTTACTAATCAATTTAGTAATAGGAATCAAACGTGGTTTCTTTTCTTCGGGCACCACTTTCTCCAAAGAAATATTTAGAAGACCATTATCGAACTCTGCACCTTTTACGATTACATCATCAGAAAGAGTCCAAGATTTAGAGAATGACCTTTTGGCAATTCCCCTGTGAACATACTGAGTATCATCAGTACTTTTGTCTTCTTTAGAACGAACTGTAAGAATGCCGTCCTTTACCTCTACTTCAATGTCAGATTCAGAAAACCCAGCAAGGGCCAACTCAATGACATATTTGTAGTCATCCTCTTTTCGGATATTGTAAGGTGGAAATCCACTATCCTGAGAAGATTGTGGAAAATTCATCAAACGATTGAACATGGAGTCAAATCCTACGGAAAGACCCATAAATCGTTCAAGATCGCCTGCGGTGAAATTTGTGTGATGTGCTAATGTTACCATATTGCCTCCTTTATTAAGCAAGGTTATATAACCTTAAAGGTTATAAAATAATCCCCATCCCCTAGCACGGGCGATGAGTTAGTTATGAGGTTTCCACTATGGACAACCTCAATCGTGCCACCCTTCCCCTTTGAGGAAATGATGACAGCGATGTTTAAAAACAATCCAAATCAATTTAATTAGTGAATCTTCTGCATAGTTTCCTACATCTCTCACTAATAATTTGTATTTTGTTTCCATCCTTATTTATCTCCTTTTCTACTATTATACTAATTTTTATAGGAAAAGTCAAGTCTAATTTTACAATTTTTTACGATAATTGAAATTAATAACCACTCTTCTTTTTTGGTCAGTACAAGATGTACCAGCGTGTTTCATTTTTGCAGGAAATGTTATCAATCTATTTTTCACACTATTAATCATTGTTCCATTATCAAATATGGTATAGCCATCGTTTGTGTTCATATAAAATATTGAAGTGTACCATCCTTCATTACTATTTTCATGTATGTCTGTATGGTATTCGTTTTCCTCTATTTCATGTGTTTTAGGGATCAAGTTCAATTTGATTCTCCACACGGACTTGGCTCCCATCAATTGAAACATAGGTTTTAATTTTTCATAAGTATCGGGATCATTTAAAGTCTTATCGTAAATTGTATGTATGAATTGAAATTTTGAATCTCTTTTATCTTTTTCAACAATGTAGTCAGTATAAAACCATGAGAAAGATTGGCCCATGATTTTTTTATGTAAAGAATCAAAATATTTTTGATTTAAAAAATTGTCTTGAATTTGTACACTCATATCGAATAACAAAAATCTTTCAACAATAAAGATGATAATATATTTTTATTTCTACAATCGGTAGTCAATCTATTATACATCTTATTTTTTCCTTTGATGAAAACCACTCCATCTAAAATAGCCACACAAGTTGCATCATGAACTTCTGTATTCAGAGTAGATAGTGCATCTTCAAACTGAGCAACTTGGTGGCCACCATAGTCTGTCAGAAACTTTGCCTCTCCAATGATATATTTTTTATTGAATCTTGCAATAAAATCTAATCCTTTATCTCTTGAATATCCAAATGCATTCATGGCAAAATCTTTTTTTGCTTTATCGGATGATTCTAGAATTGCATCGTTGTCTGTACAAACAAATTCTTGTAGATAAACTGGTTTGATCCCAAAAGGACTTGTTTGTAACCATTCAGTAAACTTACTGCCCATTTGTCTATTATTTTCTTTAGGTTGTGTAATATTCTTTACACAGTTTTCCCAGCCAATATCATATATGACTCCTGCGATCCTTTTAACTGTGTCAGGATTTTGTATCATTGAAGAAGGACATTTGTTTAAAAATGCAACATAAGAATCTTTTATAGGGAACAAATCCAACTTGAGTGCTAGTAGTATCAACTCTCTATCATTTCTGTCTATGAAAGCTCTTTCAAGTTTACTGAGTAGAGAAGAATCTACCTCACGTTCTTCATTTATTGTTATTGGATATACAGAATGCAGTCTATCCAAATAATCTTCATGATTTGCTAGTTCTATACTTTTCTGTAAATACTCATTCATGATCAACTAAAATAATTGAAATTTACAACGACTCTCACTTTTTCATCGGTACACGATGTTCCTGTATGTTTCAAGTTTGCAGGAAATGTTACCAATCTGTTTTCCACACTTTCAATCACTTCACCAGTTTCAAATCTTGTATATCCATTATTTGTATTGATATACAATATTGATGTGAGCCAATTCTTGGCTTGTTCTGGTGTGAAATCAGAAACATCATAATGAAAACTGTTTTCGACTATTTCTGGTGTTCTGGTGAGTAAATTTGCTTTGATTCTATATAAAGATTTCATCTGTATTTTGCGGAATACAGGATCAAGTATAGAATAATCTTCGCTCACAGGATTGCATTTTGTAAAAAAAACATGAATAAATTGAAACTTATCTATGTCTTTTGGATTATCTATAAATGGGGCATATCTCCATTGACAATGACCACCAAGGAAGTAATTTTGTAGTTTTGTAAATTCATTTTTTTCTAAAAAATCATCAACAACTTTCATCTCAATTTATTTTATATCTCCTATCAACATGACGAACTTTATGATCTTCGTGATCATGAATATAAACTTCCTTTATCGGCCCGTCTATGTTTTTATCCCAATAGTCTAAAAACTTCTTTATTCGGGGATATTCGGGCAACTGATCTTCTGTTTGCCACATAAATTGATTTACAATATGCAAATGATCTGGAATATAATACACCACTTGTACAGTTGCAATTGTCCATTTTTTGATAATATGTGCCAGTCTATTCCTTACCAGTACTGCCGAAACCACCATCCCTATCAGTTTTTCTTTCTGGACGCTCTTCTGTCTTCATGATCATAGAAGGATGTTCTTTAACCAATTCTGCTTGGCAAATACGTTCTCCATTGGTTATAAATTGTTGATACCCACTAATATTACAAATCATCATGAAAACTGGCTCAACATAGTCAGAATCGATAATTCCAACATTGTTTGCCAATGTCAATCCATTCTTTAATGCAAGACTAGATCTAGGATACAAACGAACTGAATGTCCTACTGGTATGTCAAATATCAATCCTGTTGGAATTAATACTCTTTCATTAGGATTGACTTGCACTCTTCCGTCTACTACTTTTCTATTTCGTTTCTCTGGATCTTCGTAATTACTTAAATATACTTTAACTACTGAATACTCTGGCAAAGAAGCGTGCAAGTCAAAACAAGCAGATCCTTCCGTTGCACGAACAGGATCTTTGACATCAGAATCTAATTTGTAAAAATATAAATTACTGGTCATTCTCATCAGCATCCCTTTTGTTTCCGATATTATATTTTGGAGTTAAATCCCATTCATCTTTCTCCTTGAAAGACAAGATCTTTAACTGGCTCAATGGAACTGTAGGTTCTGCCGATTTATCTGGTTGCACTAGAGAAATTAACTCCCATTCTGCGAGAAGATTTGCAATGGTATTTCTCCTTGCTTCATCATTCTCTGAAAAATTAGATGTTTTTCCGTCTAATGCAAATAACTCTTTAAAGTGTACTATGTAGTACTTGCCCTGCTTGTGCAGGATATGACATGATTGAAATAAAGTCTTTTCTTTGCGTGATGCAATACCGATTCTTGTAAGGGTTTCTCTTACTTTGAGAAAATCATCGGCCTCTTTTAGTTTCACTTCAATCATCCTTTGGATGATCTCTTCACTCATTGTTTCCTTTCAAACCACCTGTATCAATATGTTGTCTAATAATATCCAGTTGCGAATCATTGAGAAGTAACGCATAATCTCTCGCTTTCGCATAACTGCACTTACAATATTCCTTGATTAGATCAAGAACTTGATTATCTTCTTTTTTCTTTTTTAACCATTTACCATATCTTTTTTTTGGTCTAATAGTATTTAGAAAAAAGTCGAATTGAAGTTTTGAATCAAGGTGGCTGTGGAAGTTCATTTCATTTGCATATAATGCAGTATCATGATTAAAACTCAATCCACGATTTATAATAAAAGGTTTGTAATTCTTCTCCAACTCTGGTTTTTCATCAATCAAATTGGTCTTACCATGATTGATTTCATTTATAAAATCCCAAAGACTCATACAAACTCACATTCCGCCATCAACTCTATCAGGCACGCAACCAAGTTAATCTCTTGGTCTGCAACGAATGCAGATTTATATTGATAATCGGCAATAATCAATACTGCTTGTGGTATTGATGATTTGGCCAGAACTTCGTACAATTTATCGTATATTTTCCGATATACTGATGCAGGATCATTGTCAGAATTATTTGTAACCCATTTCCTCATATTCTGGAAATTTTTCTCTCTCAATGCAGACATCAATTGATCTAGATTGAGTTCTCCTATATTTGCAAGAATTCCTGCATTTATCTCACCAGATGTAGAATACCTTTGCAACTCATTAATCACTCTCCTAAAATCTGGAAAGTGTTTGTTAATTAGAGCCGCAATTACATTCTTTTCGTATGTAACATTCTCATTATTAAGCATTTCACCACATCGATTCAAGAAATGCATTGCAATCTCTGGTTTCTCTTCTTTAGGAGAAGTGAAATCTACAACCGCACATCTAGAATGAATCGGTTCAATGATTCTGTTTTTATAGTTACAAGTGAATATAAAAGAACAATTTTCTGCAAACTTTTCGATGAATCCTCTCAATGCTGGTTGCACCGAATCTGGATTGGAATAGTCTGCCTCATCGATGATTACAACTTTTCTACCACCTTTGAGAGAGATAGTAGAACAAAATTGTGTCATCTTAGTTCTGAGAGTATCGATCATTCTACCCTCATCAGAACCATTGATGATGATGTAATCAGAATTTGTCATATCACAGATTGCCCTGGCAACAGTTGTTTTACCAACTCCAGCAGGGCCAGTGAACATGAGATTTGGTACAGTATTATCTTTTACCAAATCCTTCAGAGTATTTTTAATTGTATCAGATAAGATACAATCATCAATTGTTGATGGGCGATACCTCTCAACCCATAATAAAGAATTTTCCATGATTACCCCTCAAATGTTGAATTTTGTTCTAATGCAATCCAATACTGAAGAGAATCAGTTGTCCTTTTAAAATGTGAAATACGTTTGGATGAAAGTTTCACTTCGTATGTTCCTTCCATCAATTTATTGAGATTTTCAGTTTTGAAAATCATTCGGAATGTTTTATCTGTAGTTCCCACACCAGTAGAAAAACTATCAGAAGTTGTATTTCCTGTATCAGAAACAACGATTCTTGTTTCATTACCATCACCCTCAATCACTACTTCGGGCAAACCAAGAGTATTGGCCGCATTGATAGTTTTTTTGAATACATCTTTTTCAAGAGTAAATTCAACATCTGGATCTGGAAAGGTTATATCTTTCTCTGGTGGAGTTTGAAACATGGAACTACTTCCACAATAACGATAAGTAGCCTCATGACTACCATCTTTAATAGAAACACCATTTTCTGTAAAATCCAATTCTGGATCATTAAATAGAGACAGAGTTCCAAGAAATCTACTTAACTCATAGATAGGAAAAGTTTTAGGAAAATCTTCACTAATCTCAACCGAGGCCAAAATAGTGTTTAAAGGGGAAACTGTTCTAAGAGTTTTCCCTTCTTGGAATTCCAAACTTTGGTTAATGTTTGCATAGTTCTTCAAGAACCCTACTGTATTTTCACTTAGTTTCATTGTGATCTCCTGTTTCACGTTTATAAAAATTATCATGTAGGTATAACATAATAATAACATAATGAGCGACTTTTGTCAAGTCGTTTCTATTAAATCCACCCTTCTTACCATACCTCTGGGCGTACTTAATAATGTTACCAATACAGAAACCTTCACCATGTCCTGCATCAGATATAAATTCAGTTGATTGTACTTTGTTTTGAGCGTAATGTGAAGTATAGGTTTTGTCTATTGCATCCCAAATTTCACTTAAATATTTACCCTCATCAAAAACATAATCAATGTTTTCTCTTACGTTTTCCTTTGTTTCTTTTTCTTTTTTCATGATTACTCACTCTTGCAGGATCAGCCCCATGAGATGCAAATTCAAGATTTGCTAAACTTTGCATAGAACCAGAAAAGACATACGAACCCATATGTCCAAGTTTCATCCAAGGGCACAAAAAGATTTGATACCCTAATCTACGAACAAATTGACAGAAAAAATAATCTTCTGACAAATATCTTTCACTATCACCAGAAATATCACCTAAGTATGCTTTAGAATCAATTACAGTATCAAAATATGCATGGATCATTCTATCACCAGCAAAATGTTCTGATCTGTTATGATCTGGGCGATATGTAAATTGAGGAAATGCCTCTTTAAAATCATCAAATACGTTTCTCTTGATCATCATAAAACCAGTTCCTATTTCAAGTACATCAACTGGTTCTGCGACTTTTATTTGATGAGTATTTTCTACTGGATTAAAAACGTAATCACCAGTAAATTGTTCTAATATATTAGGATCTTCATCCGCAAGTCCTGTATCAACAGCATTACGAACTTTCTCCCATGCAATACATTTCTTTGGATAAGGGCCACCAATAATGTCTTTGTCCAAAGCAGCAAGTGCCAAAACATCATTAGGATCAAAATGAATATCTGCATCAATAAACATCAAATGAGTATATTCACTTCTTAAAAATTCATCGACCAAATAATTTCTTGCTCTGGGAATCAAGGATTCATTGAAGAGATAAAAATACTTCAAGTCCATTTGGTATTTGGTGGACAATGTTGCAAGATCACAACAAGCCTTTGCATACATTCCAGAACACATTCCACCATACATCGGTGTACAAACC